AAGAGTATTAAGACAAGTAGTCAAAGTCGGTTATGTGACGATGGCGGAAAACGTGGCACTTCGAATCGTGGGATTACCAAATTCCAATTTACGAAATAAACTCGGTGAGTACTATGAGTGGTATGAGTTAGTGAGGAATGCTAGTTCGTAAGTATTTAGTTCTTTGATTCATCGCTCCGCCCACTGGGAAAGAAGTAACTTTTCTGGATATGTCAAATTATAGTCCTTATCGGTGATATACCCATGTACATAATCAAACACGTAGATAACATTGAAAAATCGTCATTTCAGAAACAGTTTTTTGTTCCACTTGGAACGGCTATTTTTGAAACAATGTGGAATCATGCACCATTTGGTTTTGATTTTGATTATGGTGCGACTTTTGTTGGATTTTTTGGCATATAAACTCGCCTTACTTACGGTACTTTATGAAGAAGTTGTTAGGATGATGATTACCGAATCCGAACCCGAAAAGGATAGAATTTCGCATCTAGATTCCTTTGATTCTGCACTTGAAAGCGAAAAATAGAATCCATGCAATGACAACATCTATAGTATAATGATCTCTTGTAATCACAGATACAAATGAAGTTAACACTGGCCATAAAGGCCATAGAGGAGCCCCTACAAAATTAGAAGTTACTAAATTAAGTGTTGTATGCCCAGAGAATGTATAGTCGTTACAGTATCCAAATCCTGGTCTGATCTTACAAGGTTTTTCTTTTGTGTATGGTAGTATAGTGACCGCATTACACAAAGCTCTCGCAAAATACATGATAGTCAATAATTTTAAATATGAATTGCGTTTATTAGTTGACCACGAAGGCCAGTTGGAAAGGAGAAAAAGTACGGGGACTATCAAAACATAGTCTGGTAGATGTTCGTATTGTTCAAAGTTTGGCAAAAACTTAAATCCCATATCATATATAGGACCGTGTTTGTTAGAACCATTCTTATGTGATATATGATGCCCAACTAGTATATTGATTATCAGTGATAACACGAACAATATCAATAACATCCTGTTATATATATTATGTAAAGAATAAAACATTTATAACTATCTCAAATTTTTGTCCGCTGTGTAATACGTCTTTCCTTTCATTACAAAACTATGGACACGGGCATATCCCCACGCTTGTGGAGAAGCTCCTGGACGATGCCCGGTTCTCCATGCGGCGAGGCCTCTATTGTAAATTGTTTGAAGAGTCTTCAATGGAATCTTTGTAGCTTTTGATATTTCTGGGAGTGATTTCACTTCCGACCCATACTTCTTTCTAAACTTTTGGGTGTATGAAGAGGTGCGAGTCTTCATACCCTTATCAGTCTTGAAGTCTTTGTAATCTTTCTTGAGCATTTTCTTGTAGCGGGTCTCTACAGACTTTAGGGTTCTAAGACCCCTAAAGTATTTGAGTGGTGCATAGATCTTACTCTCGGTTCTGCGCAGTTCTCTCACTTTCTTGACAATTTCCTGATCTGTCAGAGGCATCTTAATTATTGTATAGAATAAAATACAAATGTTCGTGGGTATCGCTAGTTCTATTCTCTGTCTGATTACATTTACTGGTTTATTTTAGTATAAAATTATCTATATTTATTTCAATGAGCTGTAGAGACAATCTTTGTACGTGTTGTTTATTAACGACGGTGATAGGTGCAATTGTTGGTGGTATGATGATTAGAATCATGACCGACCCAGGTACTTAACGGCAGCAAGAATGTTTGGAAAGATCTTATTACCGAAACGAACACGCCCCGATTTGGTCGACATCCATCCCCTGTGTCCATTGTAATAACACTTTTGGATATCAACCATTATAAAAATATGAGATTATTTTATAGAAAGGCAAAATGAGTCTCACAATTATTATAGGAAATATGTTTTCTGGTAAAACTTCTGAACTTATTCGAAGACTTAAGCGCTACAAAGTCATAGGCAAAAAAATTGTTGTCATCAATTCTCTAAAAGATACCCGGTCTCCTGAAGAAGTCCTTAAGACGCACGACGGTGTGGAGTTTCCGTGTCTGAAAGTTCCGCACATTTCTCATTGTATTGTGGACCAGTGTTTCTGTGATGCTGATATAGTAGCTATCGACGAAGCACAATTTTTTACACAACTCAAAGACTTTGTTCAGATGTGTCTTTTCCTCGGAAAGTCTGTGATTGTAACTGGTTTGGATGGAGACTACAAACAGCAAAAATTCGGAGAAATTCTTGATTGTATTCCTATGGCTGATGAAGTCATTAAGTTGTCTGCGTTATGTATGGATTGTAATGACGGAACGTCCGGTCCATTCACAAAACGAATCGTAGAAAACCAAGATTTAGAACTCGTCGGTGGAAATGATATGTATAGGGCTGTTTGTAGGAAGCATCTATCTTGTATGAGTACACCTCTACCTATGACAAAGGCGTCAAATTTAAAAAACTTAATCAAATAAATAAAAACTTTTAAAATTTAACATATCTTAAATTTTAAAAATTTAGTTTTAAATTTTATTAAAATATTAAACAACTAACAACTTAGTTGGAGAACGCGAGACCGCCCATACCAGATTGGATACGGAGGACATTGTAGTTGGTCGCAAAGAGATGCATCGTGTTGGTCGCCGTGGCGGTATCCTTGATCTTGATAGCGACTTGAGCATTGTCAATACGACTAAAATTACAGGTCCCTGTTGGCTGATGTTCTTCCGGCTTGAGGGCGAACGAGTACGAGTACACACCCGGGTACGGGCATCCCGTGTGGTGGCACATCGGTTGCACTTGGTTGAAGTACTTACCGGTTTGTTCCTTGAAGCGATCTTGTCCGTTGAGGACAAGTTTGAAGGTGTCGAGCGGACCGACAGCAGCCGTAGCGGAAGCCGCACCTTCTTCGACCCAACGAGCCTCGGACCCATCGGTACCGACCGCAACAAGCGGGACACCAGTACCTTGGGTGATCGGCACGAAAGCGTTAGAAGACGCAAGCGCCGTCGGATCGGAGTCGAGGACGAGCGCCGCATTGTCGGTGTTGGAGGTGAAGTTCCAGAGGGCGGCGTTGGAGGAGCTGCCTTCGGAGAAGCACCAGACAAGTTCCTTCACCGGGTGGTTGAAGGACAAGCGGACTTGCTTCGTGGAAGCCGAGGAAACAGAGTCGGCACCAGTGTGCTGCACTTGTTCGATAAGGTATTCGTGGCCCTTTTGAGAAAATCGGCGTCGTTCTTCGGTGTCGAGGTACACGTAGTTACCCCACACCTTGAAGGTACCGTCGGTGTATTGAGCGAACTCACCCGACAAATCGAAGTCAAGACGGACTTCGTGGTATTGGAGAGCGATGAGCGGCAAATGCAAACCCGGGTTGCGGTTGAAAAAGAACACCAACGGCAAAAAGACGGTGTTGTCAGACGCCGTCGTCATCTTAGCCCAGTTAGCCTTCTTGGCTTCATCCAAGTACAACTCGGAGTAGAGGCGCCACCAGCGCTGGTAGTGCTTGTCGATGCGTTGGCCACCAATAGAAAGTTCAACATCCTTAATGGCACGCTCGGCGACCCAGTTGCAGTCGAGAGCATCACCAGTCTTGGACGCCAAACTCTTAGCCTTGAGTTCGACGTACATTTCACCGATCAAGTCACCATTACGCGCAACAGTGACAGACACACGGCCATTATCCGTAGCCGTACCATTGACAGTTTGTTCAATGTTTTCCATAGCGAAGTTAGTGTGGCGCTTGTAGACCGCCTGGAAGAAGGTAACCTTCGGGTTACCAGTCAAGTAGACGTCTTGGGCGCCGTAAGCGACGAGTTGCATGAGACCACCGGCCATTGTGAGAGTTTTTGTACTATAGACCAATATTTTTTTTCTGGCTGAAATCGCACTTGCTGCGAAAAATTTTGCCTTCGGTTTTCTCAGTGTAAGATAAAATGTCCTCCCATCCTGAAGAAGAATATGTCTCCGAATCTGGTTCTGAAGTCGACGTCGACATCGATGTCAAACATGAAGAAATTATCGAAAGTGACGAAGGTGAGGAAGATTATCTCATGACAGACGATGAAGGTTCCGATATTCCGGAAATTTTTGACGAACCGCTCCAGATGGAGGAACTTCTCACTTCGGTCCTCGCCACCCCTGACGGTGACACAGTTTGTTCGGCCCTGGTAAACATAGCTCACCATCTCGAGGTTCAGAATAAAATTCTTATTAAGGTACTCTCGACTGTCAACAAAAAATAAACTTAGAAAAATGAATTGTAATAAGATTAGCTATAAAATGGATACACATTACATTGACAGAGATCCGAATGTTACTGATTCCGAGATGGAAAATTTGAGAAATCAAATTCAGACCCTCGATCAAGAGCAAGTATTGCGTATCCTGGGACTTATGGAGGACAAGTGGTCTCTTACGAAAGGTAATTGCGACCCCCGTGATATCGTGCGTCTTGGATATGACCAATTTTTTGACCCTTCTGAGTTAGAAGAAGATGGGTTTCCTAGGCGCATTGAGATGAATACCGTAAATGGTAAGTTACAAAGAGAAACTAAATTTTTGAAAAGTTTGGGTAGTCGTGTAAAAACTATAAATTTGATGGAGCATCAATTAGAGGATCACGATTTATCGGTAGGTGAACGTGTCTGTCGCCTGATCAAACAGATTAACGAAGCATTTAAAAATATTAGATTACACTTAAACGCTCAAGAGCGTATTTTACATCCAAGACAAATCCCCGAAAAATTTGATGCAGACCCCGAGTACTTCGATGCCACACCAATGGACGAAGCCAAATTAAGTGAAATGACACCCTACCAACGTGCAATTGTTGCAGTTCTTGATGAGACGTCTAAGAAGAATATGAGGCGATACAAGGGTAAATGTTGTGTGCAACGAGTTTCGAATGGACATTATACACGGGCTTGGACGTCTACACACACAATTCAAGAGTTCGTTTATGAACTGGCTGAAAAGGAAGTGAACTTTGAAGTTTGGAAAGATTTGACTTCTCGTGGTACCGCATTTAGGGATGTTATCAATCACTTAACACACTGTGTTGACAGCGACTTCCCCGAGATTAAAAAGACTAGACATATGTGGTCTTTTCAAAATGGTGTGTTTATTGCAAAAGAATGGATTCCCGATAAGGGTGTTTATGATTGTCACTTCTATCCATTTGAAAGTAAGCAATTTAACTGTCTAGATCCGACACTGGTGAGTTGTAAGTATTTTGATCAGCGTTTCGAAGACTATTCTTATATGGAAGATTGGTGGTCTATTCCAACGCCACATATGCAATCTATCCTCGAATATCAGAAATTCGACGAAGAAGTTTCTCGTTGGGTATATGTAATGGGTGGTCGTCTTTGTTTTGAAGTCGGTGATATGGATGGGTGGCAAGTTATACCGTTTTTTAAAGGTATTGCCCGATCAGGTAAAAGTACAATTATCACCAAAATTTTCAAAAAGTTTTACGAAAATGAAGACGTTTCAACCTTGGGTAATAATGTCGAGAGAAAGTTTGGTTTGTCTGCAATTTGTGATTCTCTTATGTTTATTGCCCCGGAAGTAAAGGGTGACTTGGCACTTGAACAAGCCGAGTTTCAGTCTATTGTATCAGGTGAAGATGTATCAGTTGCTGTAAAGCACGAGAAAGCTAGGTCAATTGAATGGAAAACACCGGGTGTATTGGGTGGTAACGAGGTTCCGGGGTGGAAAGATAACTCTGGTTCTGTCCTCAGGCGTGTATTGCCTTGGAATTTTACTCGCCAAGTAAAGGATGCAGATCCTCAACTTGACGAAAAGTTAAGCGGGGAGATTCCCACAATTTTGTATAAGTGTGTACGCGCTTATCTGGATTATGCTCAACGTTACAGAAATAAGGATGTATGGAATGTTGTACCAGACTATTTCAAGAAGATACAAAGACAGGTTGCGATGGTTGCGAGTACTTTGCACAATTTCTTGGAGTCTACAAATATTGTATACGGAAAAGACTTGTGCGTTCCACAGAAACTCTTTGTCCAACTTTTTAACCAACACTGCAATGCCAATAACCTAGGCAGACCCAAGTTCAATCCAGACTTTTATGCGGGTCCGTTTAGCTCTAGAGACATCGAAGTCAGGGAAGAATCCATGACATACAAAGATCGTTTGTATCCTCGACAGCCATTTATCTTTGGTTTAGATATTGTCGAAGAAAACCTAGGCTTCACAGACGATTACTAAAAAAAATAGTACTAATTATTAATATGAGCTCTGGTGTAAAAGAGTTCTTGAGAAAATCAAATGTGGAGATACAGACCACACCTTCACCCACAGCCACAGTCTCGAGTTCTTCAACCAATACTATTAATAATCAGTTGTCTCGCAATATCGAGATGCAAATGTTAAGAAATCAACAGTTTCCAAACAAGATAGAAAATAGTATTGTCAATAATAACAACTATGGAGAATTTGCACAATTTGTCTATGATAGTAATGATAACAACACATTGTCTACTCCTAGCCCCGTGAGAAATGTGGGTCTGGTTATGAGTAAATTAAACCCTGGTATGTTCAATGCTACGGTCAACAAGCATTTTAGCTCGGGTTCGAGAATAGATTTGAAAAAGATACTGATGGTTCCGATCAAACCCAAAACACCTATAGGAGATGGTCTTTATATAGAAACAAAGGAAATCAAGGGTATATATGGTCGTTTTCAGACAGGTTTTATATCCACAAAAAACTACGGTCAAAAGGGTAGTTTAAATCGAAACTATTTCAGTGTTCAATTTACATTGGATATTACTATTGGCAATGAAAAGAAGGGGGTAAGTGTGAATTTTTACAAAAATGGCAAGATTCGATTTTCTGGTGGATTTGTCGGTACAAATATTGAACGCCAAGCTGATCTCATAAGAAATTACATGGTTAACACATATACTGCCAAAGAATCTTTTTTATATAACCCATTTGAATATAATAATCTGAGTGGTCAATTTAGAGTCAACGGATATTTTAAGAATTTCAACTCTTTATATTCACGATTTCTTAAAAAGTATGGTGGACAAAGTGGCAAATATGAACCAGAACTTTCACCATTTATGTATTTGACATACAAAGACCATAAGTTTATACTAGCGTCATCCGGTAATATTCAGATTTCGGGTTCTACTACACCTGAACGAATGGTTGATGCATACAACAAAGGTATGGAACTTATGCGCATGTTTAATGAAAGTGGGGAAATAATTATCACTGGAAATATAACAAACAATACAATTGTTCAAAATAAAAAGAAAGTAAAAAGTAAAGTTCCAAAGAAGTTAACTCCGTCACAAATAAAAGCATTAAAAGTTGATGGAAAGCAGTGTATGCGAATGCCAAAACCACAACTTTTACATTTGGCCAAAACTTTGGGAGTTGTTGGTATAAAAAATACCACGAAAAAGGAAGAAATTTGTAAAAAAATTAAAGCCATAACAAATACCAAAACAACTTCTTTTAGAAACACAAACAAAAATAAAAATGTTTCACTGAGTGGAACAAATAAAACTTTTAAGGTTGGTAGATCTATATGCAGCAATTATTCTAAGACGGAACTCATACGAATTGCTAAAATACTCGGTATAAAAGTTGAAGACAAAGACACAAAAATTTCTTTGTGTACAAAGATAGAACAATTTAGAAATAAAAAAGTTGCACCTAAACCTGTAAATAAAGTGACACCCAAACCAAGCAGAAAAGAAGTAGCTCAAAAGAAAAGAAATGTGAAGAAAGATGTGGTCACAAAAAAGAGGCGCCTCGATGAAAAATCAATCAAGAATGACATTGTCAAATTATACGGAAAAAGATGGATGAATAAATATAAAAACGTCATACCGTCGATAAATCAAGATGTTAAAAATGTTAAATCTAGATTAAACACAATCAAGAAAACAAACAAAACAACAGGTGTCCCTTTTAAAAGAGACGCAGACTTAATCAAAAAGAGAATGGTGAATCGTTGGAAACGTGAAAGAGAAAGAGATCTCGAAAGAAAGATCATAATGACACAAATAAATACACGTGGTATTAATAAAAATTTAGCTAATACATTCAGACGAGATGCCACAAATTATATAATGACTCATGGACCTACTAAGAAACAACTTGAAAAATATAAAAACTTATGGATCAACTTGCGAAAAAAATAAAATGTAACTATATTTTAGAATGTCATATTTTGCAGTGACATCAACATTTTTTATAAGTGTTGTTATATTTGTTTTATTTTTTGGTTTGATTTTGAGTTACACGTGTACAGGAGGAACTTTTAAGATAAAGGATTACGACGGGTCCAAGTGTTTTAAATTTATTGACTATAGTGTGTTATCGGAAAAAGGACAACTAGAAACAGAAACGATATCCTCTGACTTTGATCCAGATCAAGGAACTGTAGATTCGGAGGCCGAACCATCCATCGATGATGTGTTAACTACCACACTCCAAAGTGCAATTATAGAATTCGGGGGGGAGCAAGAAAGTACACCCACTCAGGACCAGGGTTCAGCTCCCGCACAGGACCCGGGTTCAGCTCCCGCTCCGGCTCCAGACACAGGTCCAACACCGGAAGAAATATGCAGAGATGGTGATATATGTAAATGTGAAACAGAATGGACTAACTGGAGTGATTGTAACGTTGTTACTTCGAAGACCAAAAGATCCAGATGTCGTGGACCAAATGATCTTATCGAAGAAGAAAGGGATTGTACATGGTGTCGCGTTGGTAACGTGTGTCATTGTGAAACCGATTGGGAGCCGTGGGGACCGTGTGACACAACGACACTGAAAATAAAAAGAAGTAAATGTAATGGCCCAGGTGATTTAGTAGAAGAGAAAATGGATTGTAGATGTAGTTATGGTGACTGGGGAGAGTGTAGTAAAACATGCGGACCTTATGGTTATAAGATGAGAAAACGTGAAGTATTAGAATATCCAAATGAAGGCATGGATCCGACTGAATGGGAGAATGGAATTTCATGTACCGAATATGAATTAGAACCCTGTAATCAAGATATACAATGTCTCGGGTGTTGTGAATCAGAATATTCAATGTACGACTATGGTGTGAAAACGTCTATAAATGAGATTAATAAAAATAACATATTTGATATATATCGCGGTGTTTTGGGTAATGTTCGAGGTGCATCAACATTAAAAATACAAATAAATGCAGGTGGTGATAAATTAAAAATTAATGGTAATGTGTATATTTTTAAATACGGTACAACCAATACATACACAGATGGGACACGTGATTATGTTTTTATACTTTATCAATCGGGAATGTATGCACACCTGTACGATGTAAATTCGGATGAAAATGTAGTTTTTGAAAGAAAAGAACAAATAAATTGTAATTATTGTGATTAAAATATTTCGTAAACGTATGAACACCGAAGAAACTCGTGAAAGAGATCATTGGTGTCAAAAACAAGAAAGCCTTCTCAGGAGATGGGCAGAAAAGACAGCCGGTTACAGGTGGTTACATAATCATGCAAGACTTCATTTTAAAAAACAACATGATTATTTATCCTATCCAAGTATTGTAATTTCGAGTATCACCGGTGTGGGCGGTTTTGCTGTTTTGAATCCAAGTGGTAATGATAATGTAGACGATTCTACAAAAACAAAGATTATGATTGTGCAATATATGTTTGCATTCTTAAATGTTTTGGGTGGTATTTTGACATCCATATCTAAATTCAGTCAAAGTCAGCGATTATCCGAGTCACATTCTAATATGTGTATTCTGTATTCTAAGTTTTACAGAAATATTGATATGGAATTATCACTTGATGTACAACATCGTGCAAATGTTGTAGAATTTGTTAAAAAGGCTAGAGAAGAATATGATCGTTTGTTAGACGAAGCACCAGATATTCCTGCATTAAGTATAAAAGCTTTTAATGAAGAATTTCCAGACAGAGATAATAAACCAGACGTTTGTAACGGTTTGAATATTATCCCAGATGATGTATCTGTAGGTTATAATAAAAGAGAAGCTATAAGAAATTGGGTCAATGCCGTATCAGGTGTAATAAAGGGGCGGCGAAGTAGAGACGGAATAGAGAATATAGAACTCGGACGTTTAGAATCAACTTAATCTTTCGTTGCATGTTTTGTCGATAAATACACTATAAAATATAACAAATAAAACTAAAGCCGGAACTAAAATATATTTGAGTCTTGGAAATATAGCCAAACCGAGTATTATTGAAATTATTATGTAAATATACAAAAATTGAGTATATTCAATAATACTTCTCTTTATGCGATGAGCGTTTAATGTACCTGGATATGATACAAATACAGCATTATTTTTCTTATCTTTGTGAGTTGGTGGTACATTTTTGAAGATTTTTTCTTGTTCATCTATTTTTATAAAGTTGTGTACTTTACACAAATCATTTAAATTTCTTTGGTCGTCTTCACAATCCATTTCATTTGCTTGGTTTATTACAATCTTCAAATATTTGACATAACCCATGTAAAGACCAGAATTAGCTGTATTATTTTCATCACATGTACCAAATATAATTTTAGAAAATGGTCCAAATGGCATAGGATCTTTAGACACAAGAACACCACAATCATATGACTTAAATATTTTCACAACATCTTCTGGACTTTTGTTTATTTTTGTATCAAAGCCATCAACGAAAACAATTATGTCATCGTCATTTTTGGTTTCGATATGTTTAGACATTGCTTTATATTTATCACCAAAACCATTCCATTTTGTTCCCCAACCCAACACAGTCACCTTCTGATTGAAATTATTATTTACTAATTCTTCAAACATGCCTTGTGGTTTGTTGGCGTAAGTCACGAGTTCAAACGACATATTTATATAAAGCAAGAAATAAATTTAAAAACAATTGTTTATTAATTGTTAGATGAACATTGGAATTTTAACGGCAGGAGGAGTATGTCCGGGTGTAAATACATTGATACGATCAATTACACTTCGTGAAAGAAATCAAGGTAATAATGTGCACGGGTTTTGTCACGGTTTTCGTGGTTTAAATAAAAACGTTAAATGTTATTTTGACCAAAAAAATATCGAAGAAGGGCCAGGTACTATTCTGAAAACATCATATGATTTTGTGGATGTTGAATCAGCTGTTAAAACTCTTGAAGATTTTGACAGGCTTTATTGTATTTGTGGTAACGAATCTATAAAGTCGGCCCGAGATCTCGCACTCGATGAAAGAATAGATACGAATATCATAGGGATTGCCAAGACAGTGTTTAATGACATCCCGGGTTTGGAATCGATTGGGTTTCAATCGGCTATTCAGGAGCTTGCAAGATATATAGATTGCGCTTATGTTGAAGCCATTTCGACCAATACGATTGTTTTTTTAGAAGTACCCGGAAGAAACAGTAATGAATTAACTATACACGCAGGTCTTGCAAGAAATTCAAAAGTTACAAATGTTATTTTGCCAGACATGAAAGGTAATCACGTTACCGACATTGAGTATAGTTTTGCAAAGAGAGGCTACGCCGTCGTCGTTGTTTCTGAAATATGCGACCATCAACGAATCGCTTCTAATCTTTCTAGCGATGTTAAGGTTATTACCCCTGGTTATCTTATCCGTGATTCTGGGGCGTGTGTCTACGACACTATATTAGCTGAGCGTATGGTCCGTGAAGCATTCGATCATGCTCAAGAAAATAAAAATTTCATCAAAGGTGCAAATAGGATTATTAAGTTTAACGACTTTCTTAGAATAGCATAATTAACTTAAAGAAAAGCCTATATGTATAAGAGAGATCCTATAGCTCAGTTGGTTAGAGCGCGGTGCTTATACAATTATGTATATTTGAGTGTAGTAAAATACACATGAGCGACGCCGATGTCGTGGGTTCGAGCCCCACTAGGATCATTTTCTTTGTATATTATAAATGCTTCTCCAAAACAATATAGTTCTTGTTTTTTTGTTACTTATTCCTGTTGCAGGTATTGTGTCACATGGTAATTTTAATTACTTTCCAATGTTGACTACACAAATAGAAACACCATTTATTTATGGTATGATTATCATGCTACAATCATTTTTTGGTTTATCTGGACTTACCGAAACCCCCAGTCGAGTTAAGAATTTAATGAATCAAAAATGGTTTAGATTTTTTACAGTCATGATACTTTCTTATGCCGCCACAAGAGACATAGAAGATTCAATTTTCCTTATGTTAATGTTCCTTGTATCAATTCAACTTATCAGGACCAAGGAGGAGAGAAAGAAAAATCCATACATATTATAAAATGAGGTATAATTCCCTACGCCGATTAGATTTCAAGGTAAGATGGGGTTTGCACAAAACAGGTTTAGTTCAAGATCATCATGTGATACCTAGACAATTTAAAAATCACGTTGCAATGAAAAACTCTGGATATGACATGAATTCTAGTAAAAATATAATAATGATGCCGACACGTCACGGTATACACACACTTAATTTGAGAGAAAATAGACTTGTACACGAAGGCAATCATAAAGAATATAATAACTTTGTTGGCGAAATGCTAGAGATTATAAACGACGAAGACGAAATGGACTATCTCACAAATATTTTAAAAATGGGATGTCGAAGAAGACCCAAAGACATACCGTGGTAATATTTATTTCCATGGGAAGTCTGCATACCTACTTTTAAGTATAGGCTCACCCTTGTCATAAATGTGACAGCATTGCTTATATCTGTCAAACCCATCGTGACAACTTTTTACATAATTATACATTTTAACAGTTTTATCATGCCCCCCATGCCTTAATTTATTTTTATTATTTACACACACCTCGTCAAACAAATATAAATTATTATCATTTATACCAGTTTCTGGATTTTCGTCGTAAATTTCTCTCAATAATATGTAAAATTCTATACAATTACTGAGATAGAGAGGTTTATCAGAACCTTCTGACATAAAATTGATCAAATCTAAGAATATACTTCTTCCCGGACCGGTAGCTATTATTCCATTATAGATTGATCCACTTTGAATACTTAATACTGTATATAAATTGTTTTCATCGGTAAATATTTCGCTAATTGGTTTTATTAACTCGGTTTTAATATCCATATATATACCACCATATTTATACAAATAACAGTACCTGAAAAGATCAGCCTTGTGAGCTTTCACATTTAGTGATTTAAATTTATCAGCCAATTCCAAACTATAGTGTTTTGATATAAATTCATAACAATCGTCATCATCAAATACTTTATGTTCATAACCTTTTGCATACTTGTTTACATTTTCATAAACTTTTGATGGAATTTTATTTTTTGAGCTGTATGTTTGAACTAAAACTTTTGGTATTTTCGTGTTATGTTCTGTCAAGGGTATTTTATTTATGTTTATTCTATTTCTCAATTTGTTCCACAATTTAACCATTTTGTACGAATAGGATATGTTTTCACACACTTTGTCTGGATTACCCCAACCATATTTTACCGTGTCTTTATAAGGTCCATTTTCGGAACTTTCTAAAATAATATCAGTATATTTATTAATATCTATTTTCATACTTGAAACATATGGAACTAAATAATCTCCATTTTTGCCAATAATATTTCTATATTTTTCGTTATCCTTTTTGTAATTTGGATTTTTAAAATCTTCCATGCACTTGTCATACCATTCCTCTATGAATGGATGTTTAGGTGGAGCCTTTATAAAAAAGTTTTCCACACACGTAACACCATCTTTAGAGAAACGATCGGCTTTATAACAAAATACTCTTTTTTTGGGTAGCCATGAGTGTAATTTTTGTGTTAAAAAGACACTTGCATCCATCCAAATACCGCCATATGTTTTCAAAAGATACAATCTTATGAGATCTGATTTATTAGCTTTAATTTTTGTATTTTGGTTTATTTCATTTATAACATTAATGGGTATCCATCTATAAATATTAAAATCATTCAGTACTCTAACATCTTTACATTTACCGACATGCTCCCAGTTTTCTAAACACCTCTTAACAACAGTTGGTTGAAATGGTGAATGCCAATAGGTCCACACAGTGTTTTCTGTGATTGGACTTTGTATGAAAAGTACTAATGTTAATAAAAGAAATATCAAAATCAATACCCACATTCTTACTTAAACACGAGATTTTATTAATGATTAAGTATGAATGTCATCGATGTATCCGGGCTCGTGAGTTCTATTATAATATGTCTCATGTTTGTACCCGAAGTGATTCATGTATACAAATATAAAGATGCCAATGCCCTGAGTTACACATTTTTAAATTTAAATTTAATTGCCAGTATATTAGGTTTGATTTACTCAATATATTATAATGTTGTTCCCATGACAATTACAAATATATCGGCAGGATTATTTTCATTAGTCTTATTTCGGTTCAAATATGTAAATGAGGTTAAAGAAAACACACAATTAGATAATATAGTATAGCCGGCCTTAGCTCAGTTGGAAGAGCAACTGACTGTAGACACTTAAGTCTAAATAACTACTGGAATCAGTTTGTCACTGGTTCGAATCCAGTAGGCCGGATTTATTCCGTCTTAGCTCAATTGGAAGAGCATATGGCTGTTAACCATAGGGTACGGGGATCGAAACCCCGAGACGGAGAAACGCTCGTTTAACTCAGATGGTAGAGTGCAAGCCTTGTAAGCTTGTGGTCCGGGGTTCGAACCCTCGAGCGAGCAATCATAAGGATCTCTTTTTTTTACAATTTATATTCTAGATTGTAAAATAGAGTTTTTAATTAGTCTCTGAATGTAACTAAATCACCCCCTTCTGCCGGATGTAGCAGACCCATATTCGCTGTAATATTAGTATCACACGATAAGTCGACTCTGTTTTGTTTTCCAATATATTTACAATATTTAGTGTGTCGGTTGGTTGTCCACACCTCGGTTTCGACGCCGTTATTAAGATCAGTTACTCTATAAGCTGGGGTACAACCCAAACTCCCACGGCATTTTTTCGGGATCTGGTTCCAAGACTTTGCTGTTGTTACAGCTACACATTCTTCCTCATTTTTACACCGTTCTATACAAGTCCCTACAGATGCCTTATCAGTGTCCGTTTTATACACACCATTTTCATTAATCTGGCATTCCTGTGTAATTTTATAATTATTCTTTTTACACGGTTCTGTGTATTCACCCTCCAACGCAAGTTGCTCTACTGTACATCCACCACTAAAGTTATACACATCATTCCTGTATAATACAGTACCATCTGCTCTACATTCCGATAATTTCACACCACTTACCACCTCACATTCCGGACACCCTGCACACTCTTCCTTATGTGATGCTGGTATGGATACTGTTTCTAATGTATAATATCCCGTGCCAATGGGTAAACCATCAACTTCATATTCAACGAAACGTTTGGTTTTTGAAGTTAAGTTGAAAACGCTGTCCGACCACCGCATTCGACCCTGAACGGGGTCGTGGTACCAAATTGGATTTTTCTGAGTAACACAAGTTTCTCCTTCTGCGGGTAAACACTTATTAGATTCGTCTGTTTTTTTGTATTTTATAGGTATACTTTCTCCGATATCTGTCTTATTAAATATATCATAACGTTGACTTATATTTAATACTTGATATTCATCGATTGATAAATATACATATCTAAGGCCTACAATTGTATCTAATTCTAATTTTATTTTGAATAAGTATACTTCATATGGAATAAGTAATCGGACTGAATTATTCGCCGAATTTTTAAACAAGTCCGGATGTGTCAATTTCTGTACAACTTTTTGCCTTCCTTGTGGGAATATATTAACAAACCAACTCTTCCCATAAAGCTCAACGTTGTCACCGTTTTTCCATGATACATAAATGAATCTTTTATTATACTCCGAAGATGCAAAAAATGGTGTCAAAGTAAACATGGAATTATCCGAATTCGTGAGTTGAAAATCTATATTTATATCTTTTTCAATAAACATATTATTTAAATTTCCAAACATATCGTCATAATAAACATGAAATTTGAAACCAAATACATCTCCACCATAATAAATTTCTTTAAATGATATTTTAACAAAACCTGACATGGATGTATCAATTTCACCCTCGTAGTAGTCATCTTTATTGGAAATGATATAAGCTTTCCATCGAGCAACTTGTTCACTCTTTAAAAATTTATCCTTGAATTCTTGTTTACTGTCATCCAGAGGAAATGTTATCACAATATTCTTGATTTTTTCGTTATCAAGCATGTCGGGCGGTGAACCTGTATAGTTTGACCTTCTTTTGGTAAAATATAAGTAAGCTACCAAAAGAAACAAAACAGTCACGATATATCGCCTGTCCATTAAACATTACCAATATTTTTTTTAAACATTCAATACTTTTTGTTTCCATCCTTTCAGAGATATATCACTTTCTTTACACCATGGGTACACTTCTTCACCAACAAAGTTAATAGCATCCATTCCAGACTCTATACACTGTAAACAGTTGTCTTCACTGTCATCTATTATGAGACCAATATTGAGAGATCTGCATATGTCAACTTTCTTAACTTCATTGGGTGTAAAACTATTTGTTAAAATCACATCGTCAAATAATCCTGGGAAATAGGTATCTACCCAGTTTTCAGTGGTATCTCTCACAATATCTTGACGACCTGTTAGAATGTACATCTTATCACATTGTTTTCTAAGTTTTGTCATTGCATATTGCGATCCTTCAATTGGTTTTAAATAATAAAAGTCTCTAGATCTGTAGAAATCATGAAGAATTTTTTGTGATTCTTGTTCTGAAACAGTAAATATTTCCCTGTAAAGGTATTTATATTTGGGTGTTGTGGGAAGTTTTTGACCTTTCCATCGTGCCATAGGTCTGAGTAATTCGAGCAAGACTTCGTCCATATCAACCGCAAGCTTCCTCAACATTTATAATTATACTATATATTGTGAGAATACCCTGAACGCAAAAAAAAATATAAATTAATAGTAATGATAACAGGGGGACATATATTTGTATTGTGTTTAATCCTTTTGTTGATATATTTACTTTTTAATAAAAGTAAACGTGAAAAATATGAATACAAAAGTCA